CTCGTTGTCTCCATAGTTTGATTTGTTCTTTAGTCTTTAAACCACATACAGTCGTGACACTTGGATATGCATTACCTTCTGAATCAATGTAATGTCTTTTACCGTCTCTTGTCTCTGTCTTTAAATCTAGATTTTCCAACTCGGGAATATCTAGTAATGTGGTTCTCACTTTAGTCATAATTATATTTTACTTCTTTTTGGATTGTATGTCCATATGCTTTTTGATTGTCTGTACAGACTTCTCTCTTTTGATATCTTTACTTCCATGTCTTGCATGAACTTCTGAGCCTGGGTGTGCGTCTCCAATCTTATTCAATACATCTTTGAATCCACCGTCAACCTTTACACGGTCACCGTGTCCACCTACAATCTTAGGTGCAGATATCAATTGTGATAAGTGGGGATTGTTTTTCTTGAACTCGTCAAGGTCTTTATATGACATTGTATATTCTTTAATGTCACCAGTCTCTTTATTTAAGAAATCGTAATTAGGCATATTGTTCCATGAAAGTAGGAACGGGTCTATCCGTCCATACTGCAAATCTACTCTTGTAAACTTGATAGTATTTATGATACGCTTCAAGACTTGATTCTGTTTTGACATCGTCAGGCATAGCTTGTGGTGGTTCTTTCCACTCACCTAGTTCCATGTTTCTAGGAATTTCATTTAGTATCTCTCTGAGTTTAGAATCAGTCATGTGTACTTTACCATATCTGAATGTGTACTCGTCACATAATGCAACAAACATATCATACATAAATTGATATTGGATTGCATTTTCTCTTACCCATTTTGCACTGGGGTGATTTATGTGGGAAGCCTTGTACAAGACTCCTTCCATATTTGAGTTAGGGTGTTTCCACCTTTTGATTCTACGACCACCTAGTGTTTGACTAATGTATTCTGTACCGTCTAACATTCTATGTGCAGTAGAAAGCATTTGTGCATACTCGATAATCATCTTGCATACATGTTTGTCACAATGCAACTTTGCAGATTCTACTGGGTCTTTATGTAAGTAAAAAATGTTCATGCTTCTCTGTCAATATCCCACTTGATTCTTTTCTCATAGTTAGACTTTTTAAGATTGACATCTTGTTGGTCTAAATCTCTATTGAGTTTCCACTTGTATAACCATGGTGCATTCTCTCTTTCAGCGTCCATGAATATTGCATTTGTAAATCCAACAGGGATTATTACAGCCATGTGAACTATGATACTCACAACGATATCATAACCTAACCAACCCATATAATAACTTGCAACGAATCCAAAGTATACAGACCACATTACAAACAAGACTAATGTAAAATACATTTGTAGACTTGGGTCGGGTATATGTTTTAGTGGATTGAACCTTGCGTCCATTACCACTCTCCAACAATCAACAACCCACATAGTGAACCGTTGAAAGATATTATTTCGATAATTCATAATACTATTCTATCACTCCTTGTTAATATAGTCAATATGGTTTAAAATTTGTCTTGGTCAACACCACGGGTATTGAAGTTTCCTTTTGTTCTTCCCTCTCTGTAATTGAAAGGAACCGAGACTGCAAACGGGTCTGATAATCCTTTTCCAACCCACTTGAATTTATTATAAACAGTAGAAGGATTTACATGGTCGTAATATCTTACAACACATGTATCATTCTCTTCTGCATAAGATTCTACTTCTTCGTAAGTTCCGTAGACTTCTTCTCCGTTATCTAGTTTTGCAAGTTCAACCATTTCTTCTATCTTGAGCTTGTCTTTTCTTTTTCTCTAGCTCCTTTTTACTAGGAACTTTTTGTTGTTGTTGAGGTTGACTCATTTTCCTATATCCTTTATATTGTTTTTTCCAATGACTTGATATGCACCTTTGTTGTATGCTGGTGCAATAGTGTACTGAGAAGATATCTTTAGTTTCTCTCTTTCCCACTCTAGGTTTTTCTGACCACCGCCACCACCTTTGAGTAATGCAGAAGGAATCTTCTCTGTCTCAGATACTTCTCTGACCACACGGTCAAAAACCTTTTGTTGTTGTTCTATCATTTCTAGATACTTCTGTTTCTTTGACTTCTTAGTGAATGCCTTGGTCTTTCTTCTTTTACCATGAGGCCCATATCTAATAGAACTTGTTAAGTTAAGATAACCCATTACTTGTAAAATATATGTGCGTTGATTTGTACTGTCTCATTCAAATGTTTTGCCCAGTACGGATTGATATAGTATGCATGATACCACATTGCACCCTCAGTGATATCGGGGTGTTCATTCATCATAAAGTTGTTTGCAACTTGTACAGACTTTATCCATGTCTTTGAATCTTTAGGTTCGTCTGACTTACCGTCACAAAACCAACTGAACTGACATTGTCCTATCACAGGAACTTTGGTTCCTCTCCAAGATGTTCTCCATTCCTTTACATCATAAATTACACCACAATAGGTATCGGGGAACTGTGAGTCCTCAACACGATTTCTCACTACATGTGCAACTGCAAGTTTACCAGCTAGGGGTTGATTACCTGCCTCAAAGTATATGTTCTTTGCAAGACAAAAGGCTTCACCGTTCTCGTCAAATGCAATTGCTTTACCACTGTAAACACCTAGTAAAAAACCTAGGACTACTATACATAAGATTTTTATTTTATCCATATCCTTACTCCACCGAAATAATCATCGGTATAATTGTCTCCCATTTTTTTAGACAAATGAGAAATGAACCATGAACTACCCATTATATAAAACAATAGGTAATCTGTCAATGAGATTTTTACATTGACTGGTTCTTTATAATTTGGACGGTTAGGCCCACCTAAAAAATTTGCAACGAATATCATGCGACTTCCTCTTCAAGTTCATACTCGAGCTCGTCAATCTCATTGTCTTTATCTCTGAGTGCGTCCTCGAAAGGTTCTACCAAATCATAGATTGCAGATTCAAGTTCGTTGACTTTCTCTCTGACTTCTTTGATTTTCCACTCAAGGTCGGAAGAGTCACTTGCATCGATATTGTTATCTTCTGCAATACCCATGACCTTGATATAAATTTCTTGAGGAATGTTATCGTACTTGATAACCTTTGTCTCGTCATTTACTTTTCTTACTGCAGCCTCAAGTTCCCACTTTTCGTCATACAGTTTATCCAATTTTTCTTTACTCATAATTAATACCCACTTGTATAACATGCATATTCTGTAGCACAATCTTTTGTACCACATATGCAATATCCCTCTTTTGGTTCCTCACTAGGGTCGGGTGCAAATTCCTGTGGACTCAATGCACCGTATGTCTCTAGATTGTAAACATCTTGAGGGGTTAATTTACCACCACTTGTCTCTGACAAGATGGTGTGCCTATCTTCTATATTTTTACTCATACCTATATTATACTAAAAATTTGAAGGCATTGTCAAGGCCTCCGATTAAATTACCTATCTTATATGCGACACCATGTGTAGCTATAAGAATCTCCATTTGAGGTGGAAAGAAATAGAACCATGTCATGATTCCTAATATGATTATCAAAAGTGCAACTGCAACTTTGACTGTAAACTTTAACACACTGGGAAAAACTTTTATCCCAACATATATTACTGTAAGTAAACCAATGAGCTCTAACATTACTTCTTCTCCCAAGGTAATGTTATTCTCTCACCTCGTCTTTCTTCTTCTACTATTACACACGAGTAGAAAGCGAATACTCCCATAAAGAGAGTAATCACTATTCCAAATATCATGTCCATTATCTTAAGTAGTCGGGGCCATACAATCTCATAGAGTTAGGATTGATATCGTACCCATTGAAAAGATTTCCTCTTGGTGCATTCAACGCTGGTGTTTTCCAACCAGCACACTTAAGAACATCACCTTCTTTGAAAGTGATACCTGTTGCACCTTTCTGAAATTCTTTCTTGTTAATAAAACCCCATGCTGATTTCATGGAACCGTTCTCTTCTGAGTAAATACGAATGTATTTTTGACCTACAGAATAGTTGTGAGTAGTGACACCACGAGAATGTTCCCATCGTGTATGCATTGCATTAGTCAAGTCCTCACAAAGTTTCTCGACTAATTCTAAAAGTTCTTTATTCATACAGTCTCCTTTTTCAATCTATACGCATATTATAACAAAAAAGCGTACCTGTTGTCAAGGCAAAAGAAGGGACGGGTCTCACACATCATGTCGTGTAATAATTGTGGACTTTGTGATACTTGACCCGTTTGTCCCATTCCCCAGTTTTTACACCGTAAGAACTATTATACCATAGATACTGCCTCGTGGTCAAGGCCATATTTACTAATATAATGATAAACTGCTTTCTTCTCGTTGTCTTTCAATTCACTCAAAGACTTCATTCCATATGTGGTATTGATAGTGACTAACTTATTACCAGCAGTCACAGCTGCATTCCACATTTCATCATTCTTTGGATATAGTTTGTTTAGTTCACAAAGGGTAATTAGATTCCTACCCATACGAACAAATTTCTCTTCGTTATCATTAACGAAATTTTCATATAACGCCATTACTTACTCCTTTAGTTTGTAATGAGTATATTCTATCAAAAAGCGTAGGGCAGTGTAAAGGGGGTTTTTATAATCCTGCTTTGATTTTATCTAGTTCGAGGATTTTCTTGTTGATAACATCTACACGGTTAGGCCAATAGATATAGTCTTTATCTGAATCCTTTGCTAGGTTCTCTAACAGTGGACGAACAAAATCATCTAGCTTCTCTATGATTGCGTTTGCACTAGCTGTACTACTATTGATAGTAGAGTCGACTGACTTAAGTTCGTCTGCGTCTAAAGCTGCAAATCCAAAATCGTTATATTCTATTTTATCTGACATAGTTATATTTATGTAGAATTGTTGGTGAACATTTGAAAATCTTCTTCGATTTCTTTTAATTCTTTTTTGTATTGTTGAACCTCTAGATAATTATCACGGTGTTCTAGTGTAAGATTTGTCATGACTGGATTACCCGAATACCAATCAACAATTAGATTTTCTATACAATCAACAACTTCGTCATAAGTCAATGAAGGTATTTCTACATGTTCAACCAGTCCTAGGTTCAAAGTTATAATACCACATTTTCTATCTGAGTTGTAATTTAAATTATCTGCAAGGTGATTGAGAGCTGCCTTCTGAGCTCCATATAGATATCCCTTACTAATATTTGGTCTCCCTGCGCGTGAGCCAATATTGATTATGAGTTTATTTTTGTCATGTCTCCACTCACTAAATGCCTCATTCAACAAATCAGTTTGAGAGAATCCAACACTTGCATTGTTGATAAAGATATCAAAATGTTTCCATGGTATCTCTGCCTCGACTCTGCACGATTCGATTTCTAATTTCTTGTATACGATTGTATCATGCAACCTAGAAATGATTGCACCAGCCAGTTTACTTTTTCCTGTTATTAGAGCTTTCATAGTATTCCTTTATTAAATCAAATGACGGTTTGCCGAATAGTGAACCGTCTACACTACATTTGTTGCAAGGTGAATGTGACCTATCACCTTTCATTAATCTCTTCCTTATCTTATCCATGGGTTTGGAGAACCATACATCATGTAAAGATGATTGTAGCAGATTCCCGATGACATGTTCTCGTCCCCAGTCATTTGAACAAAACAATACATCTCCATTCCAATCGACAAACAACTTATAAAAAGGATAATGGCAAGGCTTGCCCACCAAAGCTTTGATATCTTCTTCTTCGATTCCGACCCAGTCAATTTTTCCACTCCTGTTATTTAAAATTAAACCATGTTTTTCAAAATCACCCCAATGCATTCTGAACTTGTACTGGTCTTCCCTGTACCCTTCCATAATGTTCTCGAAGTGTTCTATCTGTTCTATTCCGTCATAAAGATTTATATAGAGTAAATCTAAACCAGCTCTGTATAATCTTTCGACATATTCTTTCGTTAACTTATCACCGTTTGTATTACATTCTAATGTTGCAGTGGGTAGATAAAAGTTGAACTCTTTTACTATCTCTACGAAATTAGGATTGAGAAGATTTTCTCCAAACCCACTGAATGATATTTTTCCTTGATATTGATTTGCACTTAATTCTTCTGCAATGGTTTGAGCACCCTTAACTGTAAGGTGGAGATTCCTGTTGGGAAATACTGTTGGGTCATGTCTTGGACAAAAGACACATGTCCTGTTGCACAACTCAGTAGTATTAATTTCAACCGTAAGAATTGAGTCAAGTGGGTCTCCTGTTAATTGTTTGCTCCAATGTTTCTTTTCCTGTTGTCTTCGATGGTCGAGAAAATCGAATTGGTCAACCGCTGTAATCGGAATGTTTCGCTTCGATGTGTCGTTCATCTTCTTCTGTTTCTCTTATTAAATTATACTCAACCTTGTCGTTCTCTTTCCATTGTGTAATAAATTCTTTAGGTAATAATGTGTAGACATTATCATATTCACGAAGTAAGTTTTCTGTTCTAGGATTCCCGTTTCTTTTTGTAAAGTATGTCTTTGCAATATACTCATATAGTTCTGGCCTGTGTAAAGGTAAAACTGAAAACAATAATCGGTGGTCGTCACGAATAACTCTTATATTGTCGTACCACCTCAATCCAACTATGTTAACCATGTCCCATGGTAAATCAAAACGAAGAAGACTATCATCGTCTGTTGGTAGTTCTTCTTCGTATATTGTAGATTGTTTTTGTACTGAATGAGGACTTACTATACTATTTGAAGTATCCGCCGTCTCTATCATTGTTGGCTTCATCTTCTGACTCCTCAGTTGCACTTACGAACTCTCCACTATCCTGTAAGTCACTGATAAATTTTTCAGTTGCTTCTACGAAGTTTTGAATCATAGTTGCTTTCGGGTCTTTAGTCGATACTCCATCGAAACCTAAATTAAGAGCTTCCTGTCTAATCTTAGACTTAGTCATTCCTTTTAGTTCTGACTCAGTAGGTATAGTCACCTCTACAGTTTCTTCTTCTTCTGTTGAAGGTGGTGTATCAAACTCTGCAATGTCATCTTCGTCCACCATTCTCACTTTAGGTGATTCGGGTGTAGGTTCTACTAAATCCTCTAGACCAATGCCTAAATTATCTCTAACAGACTGTGCTTCCTTCTCGTCTAGTTCTCTCTTGATAATATCGGGTTGATTAGTATCTGAGATAACTGGTTTAGGATTAACTACTGTAGTTTCAGACTGTGGTATTGTTGCACCGTCTTTTGCAACTGACTTTGTACCACTCCCATAATCGGGTGTGACTGGTTCGTCATAAGCTGGGTTGTCATAGACACTCTCTACTTCTGCAACTTCTTCTTCAAACTCTGCAGTCGTTGTACCTGATGCAATAGGCTCAGGTTTGTCAAAAGGTAATTCTTCTTGTACCTCGGGTGAAGGTTCGGGATTCAATGCCCTTGCCTTTTCGAATGCACGACTAACTCCACCTGTTGCAGCTTTACTTTCGTCAAGTAATTTCTTTAGTGTCACTTGTTGTTCTGCAGTTAGGTTCTCTGTTTCTTCCCCAACATTGAGACCAACTTTACCGTCACCGTCTAAGTCGATATGGATTCCATGTGATGCAAGTACAGCTTCAAGTTGTCTTGCTTTCTCTTCTGCAGTCTTCCTTCTTTTTCTTTCACCGTCTCTTGCAGCTATCAAATCATTTTCTTTTCTTGCAATCTCAGTTTGTTTTTGAATCAAATGTTCTTCTTGCAACTGAGCCATTCTGTTTTGTGCTTGTGTTAACTGAGTTTGATATTCGTCAAGACCAAGTTTCAATTCATTTCTCACTTGCACATAACCGTCAAGGTCTTCGGGTTTAGTTGGGTTCTGTAATGATTGGTTCATAAGAACCTGTGCCAGTTGAGCAACTGTTGGTGAGACACTAACTTTGAAATTTGCAATTCTTTCTTGCAATCTTTCTAGTTCAGTTTTCTCGGGTACGGGTTGAGCAAATGTAGTAGGGTCTACATTGTGGTTCACTTTATTATCTTCTGCCATAATTATACTCCATGGAGTCCTACACGACTATTATATTCTTTACACACTTATGAAATCTACTGTGTACATTTCTATGTATAGTCTCGGAGGACACTAATATTTAGTTAATCGTAAGGTTCGGGAATGCCTTTTTCACTATGTCTAAAGTGACATTTTTGAATGGCCATTTACCGTCTTTTACGAGGTCAATCATTTCAGCTTCCTTATTAGGAATGCCTTCTAGTAGTTCTATCCACATAGTTTCTCTACGAACCTGTGGCACTTCTTCCGTCACAAAGTATTTGAACTTTCTGAATTCAAATCTCAATTGTGTCTCTGTTAAGTCTGACGCTGGTGCATCATTCTTATTGTACGGTGTTGCACCTTCGGGTAGTGTACTATTGATTTTAGAATCAAAGTACCACTGACATACTCTAGGAACTGCAGCGTTAGTTTCACTGAACACCTTCAATCCATGTGCAGCTTTATCTTCGTCTTCTTGTGCAACAATATCTGCTTGACAAAGAATCTCATACACATCTGCATTCTTAGTTAGGTTGACTCTCTCTGTAATCAACTCCATTACTGGTTTATTAGGAGAACCTTTTGGTCTCCCTCTTCCTCTTTTCTTTTCCGTCATAATGTAAAATCCTCTACATGATTTAATAACTCATTTAATCTATGAGTTCTCAAGTAATCGAATACTTTACCTTGTACTGGTTTTGTATTTCCATACTCATTTAATATTCTATCATTTACCTCTTCGGGTATGAAATCAAAATCGATTAAGGTTTGATTTCTTAGATAGTTCCTATAGTATTTATCGTCACTTTGAATAGTAATTCTCATGTACTTTTCTAGTATAGGTTTCCTCAAAGGTGTCTGTCTAATCCCTTCGTCCAAACAATTATCATTTGATAGTATGTTTGGTATCCCATCAGACTTATCACCCTTGAGTATATGTTCTTTCAAAAACTCCTGTGGGTCTTCGGGTTCTATAAATTTATTTAGATTAGGTGACCACTGTTTAACATTATCATATCTTTGCAACTGTTGAAAGTCTTTATCACCACTTACAATTAATGTAGGTTTACCTGTATCTAATATATATGCGTGTTGTGTAAGGACTGCAATGATATCGTCTGCCTCACAGTTCTCAACATACATATATCGATACGGGAAGTTCTCTTTGATTTCCATTTTAACTTTGTGTAATGTATCAAAGATTAATCCCCAATCTTTATCGTCAGCTTCCCTTGCTTTCTTTCTGTTTGCTTTATACAGTGGGAAGTAATCTCTTCTCCAAGGGTCGGCTGCATCTGTACATAGTACAATTTCACCATACTCTTCTGAGTATCTCTTCTGATAGTTTCTTACTGAGTTCAGAATCATGTGTCTTAACATGTCTTCTGATATCTCACCATCGGTCACTTTCAACTGTGCCATCAGACCAGCAATTATGGTCTGAGTAAAATCTATTAATATCATCTAATCACTTTAACTAATAATGTATTCTTGGTAATTAAATCGTTTCCGTCCTTTAGTTTAGACCTAGGTATCTCGTCCATAAATCGAGAAGCAATTATATTACCACCTTTATATAGTCTATCAAGTAAATCCAAATCTGTCAAGGTCTTTTCTGTACAAGAATCAAATCCACTAATACGGGAACCTCTGACTTGTAAATGACCTTCGAACTTTGTAAGTTTTTTACTTGAAGTATTATAGGTGTATAATAACCTAGCTCGGATAATCTCTTCGGGGTTAATTGACTTGAACTGTTTCCACTCTTCTAGATATGGAAGTTTCTTTACTAACTGGGCTGGTGTCTTTATTCTAACTTTACGAACTGGTTTATATTCTTCACAATACTGTTCTACTTCTTGTTCCCATGTTTCTAGTTTCTTAATAACTCTTTCTTTCTGTTTAGGTGTAAGGAAGTTGTATGCTTCTTCTAACTGGTCACACTTCTCTTCATTCTTTAGTTCGTATAAAACATCATTTGCAAATCCTTTCATGTAATTAACAACACGACCTGAGTAATCTAATCTCTTGATATACTTGTACATTGAGAAAGAAGATTTCTTTTGTTCTAGTAGTCTGTCAATCTGATGCTCGACTTCACCCAAAGCTAGGAACGCTTTGTTCTCCATTCTCTCTTGGATAGTGCTAGTTGTCTTCGTCTGCTTCGTCATGTTTATTAGTCAATAAAAACTTTCTTGACGGATTAATCATCAAGTTAGCTCGTTTCATAAAATCTCTATTTGCCAAAAATGGTATCTTACCTCTCTTGTCTAGAGAAACTTCTTGTTCATATATAGTATTTAAGAAGTTTAATTCAAGTTTTATGACTGGTCTAGTCTCGGGTGGTTTGAGTAATGTTAGTTCTCTAACTAATGGAACCTTATGTGTTTTACCGTTTCTCTTGTAATGTACAACCTTGCCTCTGACTTCGATAGAGTCCGCGTGTAATGCACAAGCTTGTGCGCTATTACCTGTGTCCAACTTTGCAGTCATCGTTTCTCCTGCGACCTCTATGGTCTCTAGAACACCACATTCAGTTGCACTCTTTCTCCAAATCTCTCTGTCAAAGAAATCTTCAATGATTGTTTCACATACTTCTTCACCTATTGCCTCGGATATTCCTTGACTGCCTGGCGAATGGTTAACCTCTAACATAAACGGTTCATCTTTCTCCCTGTTCTTTGCTGGGATAAAATCAACTCCAACCCACTGACCACCAACTGCCTTTGCAGCTCGTAAACATGCGTCTTTTTCTATTTCGGTTAGTTCTATCTCTTCGGCGTCTGCACCTTGAGATATATTGGAACGAAAATCGTCAATGATTTTATTTCTCCTCATTGCACCGATAATCTTTTTATTGTTTATCATAACACGGACATCATATTCCATGTCTTTATATTCTTGCAAAAGGATATCACATGTCGGGTCAATCTTATAGACAAGACTAACGGTGGACTGTAGTGACCTTTCAGTTTCTACTAAAAGAACTCCTACACCTTTTGCACCCTGTAGTGTTTTGAGTACCATAGGGAACTCATTATCTAATTGTTCAGCTGCACGCTGAACTGTTTCGTTTTCTTCATTGGGAACCAATACTGTTCTTGGTTGGTTCATACCAATCTCTTGAAGTCTCAAGTAAGTTCTAAACTTATCTGCACAAACTTCGATACACTCCCTTGAGTTTACAACTGGGAAACCATATCGTTCTATCTGTGAAATTAAATCTAGGTAAGAATCTTTTGAGGTGACTGCACCACGAACCATAATGAGAGTATCAGCGTCCAGTTCAAAACCTTTATCATCGTCTGCATTATGGATTGTGATTATTCCCTCATCACTTCGGTTAAGATATGCACCGTTTACTTTACATGAATAAACCTTGCAACCTTTTTCTTTTGCAAGAGAAAATAGTTTAGAAGAAGTAGACTTTGGTTTTTCGATTTTAGGTTGGTCTTTATTCTTCTTAGACTTTTTCACCATGCGTCTTTCAGCTATCACCACTAAGCGATAGGGTTTTTTGTTATCGGTCTCCTCACGGATAACTTCCGAAAACGAACGCATATTTTTATTCCTCATGTTATTTGCTGAATATTTCCAGCAACACTAATTCTCTTTTTATCTTTTTCATAATGTGGATAGACCATATGTCTTAACCATGAAGGAAACATAATTATCATTCCCTTCTCTGGCCACAACTTATATTCTGTCCAATTAAAATTTTGTTCTTCACCATATAAAAGTTCTAGGTGACCAGCAAGTTCTGTTCCTCTTGCATTATCGAACCTATTATTTATAGCAGTTGCTCTATCTAATTCGTTTTCTAGATAGATTACAAATGAAAACATTCCTGTATGTCTGTGGATTGGATTTATTTCCATGTATCTTTGTATGTTCACCCACAATGCATCTATCGCCGTTTGTTGCATGAAGGTTGGGTCACCACCTAACTCTGTCATGTACTGAATTGCATGTTGCATGATATGTCCCTTACATGCATCAGATACAAAAGGCATAATCTCATACTGGTCGTCTATCCTTCCAGCAAGTCTATCTCTCATATCATATTCTTCATCACCGTATGCCTTGTCTAATGCATCGGTCATTTCTGTTATGAACTTGTCTTCTATCTTGTCTAGATAGACGGGTGGCCCGAAGGGGAAGAATGTTCTTACTTGTTGCATAGTTCTACAAAGTGTTCTGCGTCTACAAGGACGAGTGGTTTCTGTCTATTTCTTTTTATGACTACCACTGGTTCATATCCTTTACAGTTTTGTTCTGCCTGTGCATACGCTTCCCATACATTAACTTTCTCTTGATTCTTACATTCTACACTATAAGGAAAGATTTGTCTAGATTGTTTACCAAGAATAATATCCTCACCTTGAGAACCCATAGGACGGGACTCGATATCTTCTTCGTCTAAGTTTAGTTTCTCAACTAAAAGATTTGCAAACCACTGTTGTAGTTTTCTACCCTTTGCTTTTGCTGAACTTGTTTTCATAATCTATCATATTTCGACTGCAAAGATTTTACTCTTATCAACCTCAACTTGTTCTAAATCAAAATTGATTGACACTCCACAACCACATGAATCTTTTTCTTTTGGATTTATGAATTTAAATATTTCATTGAATCCTTCTTTCCGCCAATCAAGTGTCATTCCGTTAATATATGGAACTGATACTTTGTCTACTACGAACTGGAGCTTACCAAAGTCGATAACGATATCATCATCGCTGTAGTCACGAACACTATCAAAAATATACTCAAAGCCAGCGCACCCACCTCCCGTAATACCGAGACGGATATATTTGAAGTTTTCTTTCTCTTGCTTCTCAAGTAATTTAACGATTGCTTCATCTGTTATCTCTATAAGTTCCATACAACTATTTATTAAGTTGTGTTCCTGTTGGTTTCCTCATTATCTATACTGGTGTCACCTTTTACTTGTATCAAGTCATAAGGTATTTCTATGTCTTGGTCTTCGGGTACATAGAGGTGATTAATCTCTGAGTTGTTGCAAGTGTGAATTGCATCAAAAATTGTTTCTACCATACTCTCACCGTGTAAGTTAAAGCTAGTATTAAAAACAATAGGTACACCATTAGTTTCTTGTATGGCCTTAATAAGGTCATAATAGTTTTTGTTTTGTTCTCTATTGACTGTTTGTATTCTACAAGTGTTGTCCATATGTACCAAAGCTGGAATCTCATCAAGTGCTTTCTCCTTACACTGTAATGCAAACGACATATATGGACTAGACTTAAGTTGTCTCAACTCCACATACTCATGTGCATGTTCTTCTAATATTGTACATGCAAAAGGACGATAGTGTTCTCTCTTCTTTACCATGTTTACTATCGACTTTGCTTCGGGGTTTGTTGGGTCAAAGAGTATTGACCTATTACCTAGAGCTCGTGGCCCCCACTCCGATTCGTTTTGAAAGATTGCAACAATCTGTCTGTTGT